GCGTCCCCTCGCAAACAGACATTCACTATATCCCCTTTCTAAAAGACGAAATAGTTTTGGTCACCTCAGCCAAAAATCATTCCTCGGAATCTATCGCTAAATATGTGCACGCCATTTGTGGTATAATAAGCATAGAAAGGAGCGTGTACAAGATGAAAATAATTAAACTGCCAGTTGAGTACATTCGATTCTTGAACGAAGAACATCATGTAGTATATGGGCGTTATGAATACTGGATGTTCTTAAAATCGTTTAACGGCTTTGGCTGGCGTGTTGGGTACATGCGCCGCAATATCAAGACCGGAGACACAGAAGAGGTGAAAATTGTATGACACTGAAAGACTATCACAAGTTCACTTTAGGCACATCCGACAATCTGACCCGTTGCCGCGTGTTGTGGGGTGGGTCGGAGATTATGAACGACTACTTTAGTCGTTTGGGCGATATCGGGCAGAACATTAAAATCCGTTCGGCCCGATACGATGAAAAGCACGACGTCTTGACCGCGTATGCATCAGACAAAGGCCTTATTGAGTATCGCAATGCGTTGCGGCATTGGCAGCATAAAGAAGGGAGATATAACAAATATGACCACAAGAAACAAGGCGGCATATAAAGTATGTCACATTTATGTGTATCAGAGCAATAATGATGCGTGGTTAGCGTCAAGCTGCTTGTATGTAGACCCCCGCGAAATTCGCAAATTTTATGACTGCATTCGCACATGCCTTGCGGGGGTTGCAGATTGTGTGTTGACGGAAACAATGGACGGTTTTAGAATAGAGGTGTTTCAGTAATGTTTACGATTTTGTTTTATGAAATGCAGCTAATGGCAATCATTCATGATATGGTTTTAGGTTTTTTCTTTGGGGCCTTTTGTCTGTTGTGTGCAATTGTCGTGTCAACGCCGATAGTTTGGATTTTTTTCAAAAGTTTGGAATTGGGTGAATGAAAGGAGAAATAACCATGGCACGAAGCGCTAAGCATTTACCAAAATACGCGCCCCAATCGTGGAGCTATTACAGCCCCGATGCTACAGACCCGAACCAGCTTACAAAGGCGGAGCTTGTGAAGGTTATTCGCAAGGCCGCAAAGGCAGCAAATCAGAGGTTGCGCGCCCTTGAAAAGAGCGACGTTATTAACACGGCGAAAACAGGCGCGTACAAGTACGCAGAAAGCCAGATGCCGGGCAAAATCAAACCCCGCTTTAATGAGCGGCCCAAAGAAAGCGCAGACCGGACGGCGCTCAAGCACCAGTATTTGCAGTTGCGTGAATTTATGACAATGAAATCAAGCACTGTTACCGGTGTTAGAGCAATCAAGGATGCACGTTACCAGACTGCAGTGCAGCGGGGGTTCAAAGGCACACAAGAGCAATGGGACATGGCGGTGCAGAAATTTTTCACCAAAGCTGCAGAAAAGCTTTTCGATAGTGATAAAATTTATGACGCTATTACCGGTAGCAATTCGGACGTTCTGGAAGATATTATAGCAGCAGACCGCGACGACCAGACGACAAAAGGTCAAGCGCTGCTAGACTATGTAAGGAGAATCACGTAAATGAGAGAAACGCAAGGCGTGCTTGTTAGCGAATGTTTAGCTGAATATTTGCCGCGCCTTGTGTGTCCGCGAAAAGTCAAGCGCACCAAAGGCCGGAAATATATGTCAAGCTATCTGGACGTAACAGCAACGTTCGATATTGAGACCACGAACACCGACACAGACGGCTTTGCTTACAGCTGGCAGACCTGTATAGGCGGTGAGGTCATTGTTCCCCGATACTTTGAGGATTGGGCGGATATGCTTGAGACTTTGGTAGATAAATGGGGTATCAATGAAAAGAACCGGTTTGTGTTGTATGTGCACAACTTAGGTTATGAGCATCAATACATAATGCAGCTTTTAACGGCCCGTTGGGGGCTAGCAGATAGCTTGTACACGAAAAGCCGCAAGCCCCTTTATTTGCGCTTTGATAATGGTATAGAATTTAGGGACAGTTTCAAACTGTTTCAAAAAAGTCTTGCCAGAGCAACAGAGGGGTGCATGCATGCAAAACTTGCGGGCGACCTTGATTATACTGTTTATCGTACTCCTGATACGCCTTTGACAGATATGGAGTTCGCATACTGTGTTAATGATGTGTTGGGCCTGTACGAAGCAATTGAACGCCTGAAAGCAGAGCACGGTTATAATCAGGCTACAATCCCTTACACTAATACGGGTATGGTCATTGAAGCGGTACGCAAGGAAATCATGCCCGACCGGCGATGCATGGCAGCTATCAAGGCGCTGCAGCTTGACCGGGAGCAGATGGCGCTTGCATATCACTGCATGGCAGGCGGCGACACCCACGGCACGCGTTGGCGTGCCGGTCGCACCTATACAAATTGCAATTCTTACGATTTCAAGAGTGCGCACCCGTCGCAGCAGCTGCTATGGAAATTTCCAGCCGGTGCGCCAGTGACACTGCCCGAAGATTTGCCGGAATCGGATTTGAAAAAGTTCATCAAGGCCGGGTATGGCTGGATAGCTAAGCTTTGCATTATCAATCCCCGGTGTAAGCCTGAATGCCCTGACCCCTGTGTGTCTTTCAGTAAATGCCCTGACGTGTCGGGCCTTGATGAACTGGATAACGGCAGAGTTTTGGGGGCTGATGCTCTTTTCTGGTACTGTGATTCAAACGATTACCAGCGGTTTATTGATGGGTACACCTACGATAAAATAGTTGCAGCTGAAAGTGTGGCGTTTCGGCTGGACTACTTGCCAGATTCTTTTCGTAAAACCATTTACGAAAAGTTTCGCGTGAAAGAATCAGAGAAAGGCAGTCCAGACTATGCATTTGCCAAAATCTGTGTTAATACGATTTTTGGCGCATGTGCACAGAAAACTGTTCGTGATGAATACGGATGCGACCCCGACACGCTGGAATGCACGCACAAAAGTTGGATAATGAACTTGCAGAGCAAAGACGATGCCGAAATTCAGAAATCACAAGAAAAGAAATTTCCTTTCTTGTGGGGTCTGTGGACTGCATCAATGTCCCGTCTCAAGCTGTGGGATATGCTAAAGCGTGTTGGTTGGGAAAAGGTCATTTACTGGGACACCGACAGTTGCAAGTTTGAGGGCGAGAAACAGCCTGCTATTGACGACTACAACGCCGTCATTCGTGCACAATGTGTTTTACGTGATTGCGTGGTTGAAAAGAAAGACGGCAGCAAAGTTTATATTGGTGTTGCAGAGGACGAACACCCGCAAGACCGGTATGGAATGCAGGCGTTCAGGTTTCTGCATGCAAAGTGCTATGCCTGTGTCGATGCCGACGGCACGATTGAAAGCACCATTGCAGGAGTAAACAAGAAAGCCGGTGTCAAGGCCCTTGATGGCAGCATTGATAACTTGCGAGATGGCTTGCTGATATCCCCCGCAGGCGGTCAATGTTTGGCATACCATGATGAACCGATACGCCAGAGAACGGATTTTGCAAAGCCTACCGTTTCCGCGTCGTGGGTGGTTATGACTGACCGCGAATACCGGGTATCTGATGAACGCTCTTTACTTATGGAATGTGAGGTATCTATTTGATAGTTTCACAAATTGTTCACAGTTTGTTAACACATCAAGACGGGGAATGTGGTATTATATAATCACAGAAGGGAACACACCAATACAGACAGAAAGGACAATACCATGAAGTATTACGATTTGACCAACAAAGAACTTCTGAACGCCTACAACGCAAGTACTGAATATGATGAAGCAATGTGTTGTGAAATTTGTACCCGTGTCGGTATGCATACTGATTATTACTATGCAGACGGTGAGAGCATCGACCGGGTTATAGAAGAAGCAGTCGAACAGCTTGAAGCATGCTGTTAAATAAGCCGATACCCCGCGCAAGCGGGGTTCATTATAACAGACAGAAAGGAAAACATTATGAAACTGACAGGCTATTACATGACCGCAATTTGCAAGTTTGAGAACGGTATCAAGACCATCTGCGTGGTCGATGCACAGAACCGCGCGCAGCTGCTGGAACGTCTCAAGGCGGCGTTTCCTGAGCAGCCGTTCAAGCTGTACGACTACGAGCGAACGAAGTTCGGCGCGGAAGTCGTGGATATGCGGAATTTGCTGAATCTGGCAGACATGGACGGGGTGATTTGACATGGCGAGTATTTCAAAGGTTGAAATCTGGGAAGATATCGCGGGGAACGTTATCGGGCTTGTGTTCGACCCTGTGGGGCAGCTGACGAACGCGGTGCAGAATCTGGCAGCGCAGCAGCCCCTGCCCCGCCCCGCGCTGGTTGAAGCAGCACGGCAGGCTTTCCCGTTTGCCCCCACGTATGACCCGCACGCATTTGGGGAGCGGTCTCTTGCAGACCTGAATGTTTACTTGCAGGCATACAATCATCACATTGCGGATATCTTTCCGGAAGCGCCGACCGCGCTTTATCCGGAACGTGCGACCCCTGCCGGGCTGCAGTTCCTTATTCGCTGGATGTTCTAAGGGGTGAACATATGCAGGATATCAATAACAAGCTGAAAGAAATTCTTGAAAAGCTGACCGACTTTTTCGAGAATTTTGTGGATGAAATGGCAGAGGTCAAGACGAACCAGACCGACGCAATTTCCCATCTGCAGACCATCGAGCAGAAGCAGGACACCATGATTGACCTGTTGCGTACCATCGCAGCCAACACCGCAAAGTAAGCTGTTCCATATGGAACATAACTGACAGACAACAAAGGAGAAAATTATTATGGCATTCGCAAAAAAGAACAACGCATCCACCCCGAAGAAAACCGCAGACGGCCCCCGCGTCACCTTGGAAGCGCTCCACAATCTGCAGGCCGTTGTGCGTAACGTGCGGCAGGTCGCAGACAACTGTCTGACCTTTACGCTGCGTCTGTACGGCATTGACCTGTACGGTATGCGGCTGGTTGAGGGCGAAAAGAGCACGTTCATCACCGCCAGCGCCAACAAAGGCAAGAACGGCAAATACTACGACAATTATCGTGTCTACTTTGCCGAAGATGCCGCGCAGGCCGTCGAAGCTGCCGTTCGTAACGCATACGACGAAAACACGAACGAAGTAGAGGTATAAAATTATGAGCAAGCGCAACAAAGATATTGCGCTTGACCTGTATACCGGCGACGGCTGGGTGAATATCCCGGCTGTCGCCGCTTTAGGTTGCTGGTGCAATATTATTATTGGTAAACGTCAAGTAGGTAAAACGTTTGGTACGCTGAAATATATGCTTGATGAAAACAAGTATTTCTTGTACATGCGTCGTACCGTGAACGAATTGCAGGCCGTCGCTGCTGACCCGGATTTAAATCCTTTTAATGCCCTGCAGTCCGTGGGGTATGATATTGGTATTCTTAAGGCTGGCAAAATCTCCTATTCAATCGGTGATATTGAATACACGGACGAAGAGGACAAAGACGGGCGCAAGAAATGGCATATCGGTAATAAACGCGCCGTTGGCATGGCGCTGCCGTCCATTGCGGGCATTCGTGGCTTTAATGGCAACGTGTTTTCAGACCTTGTTTTTGATGAATTTATCCCTGAAAGAATCATCGCAAAGCGCAAGGCTGAGGGGGAGGCCCTTTTAAACGCTTATGTGACTGTGTGCGGAAACAGGGAGCTGGAAGGAAAGCCGCCCCTGCGCATGTGGCTTTTAGCGAATGCGTTCGACATTTCCAGCCCGATTCTTGAACAGCTGGGATGTACCGACCTTGTGGCGAAAATGTCAAGGAGCGGAAAAGAATGGTGCATGACTGATACGGGTGTGTTTATTGCCATGCCCCACAGTGACCGTATCAGCGACCGCCGCAAGCAAACCGCGCTGATGAAGCATCTTGCGGGCAAAGGCGACTTTTACAAAATGGCAATGGAAAACCAATTCGTGTATAATAATCTTGAGAACGTGCGTCCCCGCAGCCTGAAAGGCATGACACCGCTGTTTGCATTTGCTGGGCTGTACGCGTACCAGATGGACGAATTACACTATTATATCTGTGAAAGCCCCCACAGCGGCAGGGAGCATTATGGGAGCAGTCCGCAGGCAGCAACGCAGCTGCAGGCCGTGCATCCTGAATTGCGCCCGATGATATGTTTAGGGCAAGTCGATTTTTCGTCTGTCCCCGCTCTGCTCAAGACCCGAAACTATCTTGACATCAAGGACTAAAGGGTGTATGATTAAGGAGCGGGGGAGCCGCACAAAAGGAACACCCCGGAAGGGTGCGCGGCTGGCTTTTCCTTTTCCATGCCCCCGCGTTCCAATGCCTATGACCCCCGCAAATTAAACCGGGTGCGGGCGTATGTGCGCACATCGTGTCATAGGCGTTGGAACAGAAAGGGGGTGAATTCATGGTAAACGTGTATTTTATGAGCGTGGACGGCAATGCCCGCTTGTCTGAGCATTTTAAACTTTCAGAGTTTCAGTGCAAGGATGGGCAGGACTTTGTAGCAGTCGATTCCCGGCTTGTTGAACTGCTGGAAAACATTCGCAAGGTGTGCGGCGACGCTGTACACATTAACAGCGGGTTCCGCACTGCAAGCTGGAACCGGCAGCAGAAAGGCAGCGCACCCCGCAGCAAGCATCTTTATGGGCTGGCTGCAGATATCTGGGTGGGTCACTATGACAAAATGCACCGGCCTGTCCGCACAAAGACCCCCGCCGAAGTCGCCGCGATTGCTGAAATCTTTTTAGGAAACAGCGGCGGCATTGGCATTTATAAGACTTTTACACACGTCGATGTTAGAACCGGCTCGAGCCGGTGGAAAGGATGATTCACATGACTATCAACGATATTTTGGCCCTTGGCAAAATGGGATTCACGGCACAGCAGGTGCAGCAGATGCTTTCTTTGGAACGCGTGCAGCAGGGCCAGCCCATCACGGCCCCGGCACAGAGCGCGGCCCCCGCTGCCGCTCCTGCAGCACAGCAGCCTGTGACCCCTGACCCTATGGCGGCAATGGCGCAGCAGATTGCAGACCTGACCGCCGCCATCAACGCTAGAAGCGTTCCGACCGCTGGCACGGTGGGCAATCCTGCCCCCGTTACCAGCGTGGAAGATATCATTCTGGGGCTGGTGCAGCCTGCCGAAGCGCCTGCAAGCCCCGACTTTAACGCCGTGAAGTAACGGCAGAAAGGAGTAACAAATGGCAAAATCCCGTACTGACATGCCTGAACTTAAGAGCATGAGTGTGTTCCGTCCGACCGACATTTACACCATTGCCAATGCACTGGTGAAGGAAGTTACCGGACAGGCCGCTACCATTCAGGCCATCAACACCGCAAGTTTCATTCAGGTTGGCCAGATGTGTCTTGACCAGAGCATGGAAGGAACCCTGCAGGCTCTTTCTAACATGATTGCGCGCACGGTCATTTCCAACCGTTCTTATGCAGGCCGGTTTACCAGCATCGAGACCGACCGGCAGGAGTGGGGCTTGTTCGTCCGTGAAATCGCTTTCTTCTCTGGTGATTTCGACGAGAGTAAGTTCATCAACACCGCGCAGAATAACGATATTCTGGTGGACGGCAACAGCGTGGACATGTACAAAATCAAGAAGCGCTATCCGCTGGAACTTTTCTATGGTGGGCAGAAGGTGCTGAACCAGCACTATACCACGTTCCGGAACCAGCTTAAGACCGCTTTCACCAGTGAAAGCGAGTTTAGCACGTTCCTTGCGGCTATGACCACCGAAATCGCAAACGACATCGCACGGTGGAAAACTGCAGAGAACCGTGCGCAGGTCATCAACTTCATGGGTGCGCTGTACAACTCTGACCGCGACGAATGCCACGTGAACCTGACCAAAGAATTCAACACGGCACGTGGTACGACCTACACCACGCATGATTTGCTGACCGCCCATCTGCAGGAATTTCTTTCCTTTTTCGTGTCGTGGCTGGAAACCACCAGTAGCCTGATGGAGAACAGCAGCGTGCTGTATCATCAGACCCCCGTATGTACCGACGACGGCGGCAACACCCTGCATCTGTTGCGGCACACCCCGAGGAGCGAGCAGAAGCTGCTGCTTTATCAGCCCCTTATCAACGACGCGCGCAGTTGGGTCTATCCTGCCATTTTTGGCCCGGGCTATCTGAGTTTCGGCAACTATGAAGGTGTCGATTTCTGGCAGAACATCAACGACAAACCCGCTATCTCCTGCATCCCGTCGCAGTTCGACGTGAACACCGGCAGGCAGGTGACGGGCGGGGCGGTCGCTCTGTCCTATGTTGTGGGCCTGCTGTATGACCGCAAGGCTATGGCGACCACCTACTATCAGGATAGCGTATACACTACCCCGTTCAACATTTCCGGCGAGTACTACAACACTGAGCATCATTGGAAGATGAACTACACGCAGAACCCGACGCAGAACGCAATCCTGATGTTCATGTCCGACGAACCGTAAAAGGTTCTATATATTAACCCAACAAACTGAGTGTGTGGGCCGGGTGAAAGCCCGGCCCTTATTTTATAGGAAAAGGAGTAAAATACATGGCAGACCACAACGAAGGTATCGAACACGGATATCATGCGCATCTGGGCAAGGTCTCGAAGCGTCTCAACAGCACAAAACGCATTGCTTTGGCCGATTTGCCGGACGAGTTTCCATTTTACATGAAACGGGCCTGCAGCATGGAAGCACCGGTATTTTACGTGCGTCTGAACAGCCTGAACATTTCCCCGCAGTACAACTACTGTTACATCGAAGAAACGCACGCCTATTACTGGATTGAGGACATTACTGCTCTGAACGCCAACAACTGGCAATTCTCCTGTACCATTGATGCACTTGCGACCTTTGCAGACGATATCAAGAAAACTAAAGCGTACATCGTATACGGTCACAACGAATTCGATGCATCCGGCGACAGCTACCGTGTGCAGGACAGCCGCCAGAACGTTGCACAGCGTCCGCAAGTAACGAGTGTGGCGCTTGATGTGACAGATGAATGCATCGACAGCACGCAGGGCGCGTTTATCCTGTCTGCCGTGGGCAAAAGTTCCGGTGTCACCACCTATGTAATGAATAAGACGGCGCTTTCCCGCCTGATTGATAGCATTCAACAGGACATCACCGCCGATTTTGGGCAGATGATTTCTGACCAGCAGACCAAAACGACACAGGTAAACACCGTGGACACGTACCCCCCTATGTTGGATTCAAAAGGCGGTGTTGTGTCCCGTGTTGGCAGCACCACGGAAACTTACAGCGGTGCAGACAGCTCCACGGATAAGGCTATCAAGTATCTGGCAAAGAACTTTGTGTACGGCGGCGCAGCTGTGGATTGTATCCGCTCCTGCATCTGGATTCCGATTAAGGCAAGTGTTATCCCGCAGAGCAATCAAAACGTCTTTCTGGGTGATTTTGACACCGGCGTTTCTGGTGGTGTTATGGGACATTCGCAAATCAAACGTGAAACCGCTATTCCGATTCCATGGCCTGTCTCTGACTGGAAACGGCTGAACTGCCAAATGCTGCTTTATGTGCCGTTCATCGGGACTGTATCAATCCCTGTCGATAAAGTCAACAACGTTGCGGCCTTGACCGTCACATGGTGCTGTTCGTTTCTCGACGGCAATATTTCGGTCAAGGTCGATGCAGGCACGTACACCGTATACGTGGGAAGCGCTAATATCGCGTCGCAGTATGCTATTGGTGCAAGCAATATCAGTCTGACCGGCAATCAGGCTGCAGCGACCATTGGCGCAATCGGTATTGGCTTACAGGTGGGCGGCGGTGCACTGAGCAGCGCAGCAAGCTTTCCTATTGATATCGGCCCCATTCACGGCGAACTGGTTAAAAGTCCGTCTGCCGGGGCTAGGAACATGGGTGCCGCAATGCAGTCTTTAGGCGGCGCGGTTATGCAGATGATTCCCCCCGTTGCGCAGTGTGCAGGCAGCATGACCGGAAACGCAACGGCTTTGCAGTCCATGGAAGCATGTTTGACCCTGCTGTATTACCCGCCCACGGATGATACAAACTTTCAATCTATGTACGGGCATCCCGTGATGAAGATTGATACCCCCGCCGCCGGATACTGCCAGACGCGCGGCTTTTCCGTCGCTGCACCGATGGCGACTAGCGCAGAAACCGCGTACATCAACGCCGCTATGGACGGCGGTGTGTTCATCGAATAAGGAAGGAAAGGTGATACCATGTATCAGTGCTATCAGGGAGCCTATGACGTGCAGGCATGCGGTGGATTTCGTCCCCCGTCTTTGAGCACGGACGTTCTTAACTACTGGGAGCGGTCGTTCTTTCAGCGCATGCGTGCCCTCTATAAAATCCACGGCCTGCCGGAAGCAGGCCCCGGACAAATCGGCTGGGACTATGACGCATTTCTTTACCAGTTGTTGCGCATGGGATATGCTGTTGTGTTCAACTCCAAAACATACGGCCTTGTTGTGCAGCCGGGTGCTCCTACGGGCTTTGGTTTGCAGTTCCAGCCGCGCGGCATGATGGTGCAGACCCCGTTCTTTCAGTTTGATAGGCCGCTTGAAATCGGTACGGAGTGCGCCGTTATCAAGCTGACCCCCGACTATCGCGGGGTCTGGGATATCATTGAAAAGTACGCCGTTGAAATGCAGCAACTTGAGGTGTCTATCCGGCAAGCCGTCGTTAACAGCCGCTTTGCCTATGCTGCCATCGCCAAAGACGACAAAGACCGCCGCACCCTTGAAACCATTTTTGAACAGCTGGAAAATGGTAAACCCGCCATTGTGGTAAACGGGCAGCTGCAAAAGCCTGTCATGAACAAGTCCGATGCACAGTATCAGCTGCCCATCATGCAGTTCGACCGCGATTTGTCGAAAAACTTTATCCTGCCTGACCTGTACGACCTGAGACGCAAGACGTTGCAGGACTTTTACAGGGAGCTGGGTATCCGGGTGCAGCCCGATAAGAAAGAGCGGCTTGTGACGAATGAGAGCGCCAGCGCGGACGCTGAAACATACAATCGCCGGGAAGTCTGGAAAATTTCTCTTGACGAATCGGTGAAAGTGTGCAATGATATGTATGGAACCAATATAGCCATAGAAATCAACGAACCGCCAGAGCTGAGAGAAGGGGGTGCAGAAGATGCCAATGTATTGGGGGAGCATGACGAACCAGAACAGCACGAACCAAAACAGTGACACGCTTGACCGTGCGTGCAAGCTCCTGTGCAATATCCCGGAGGGGTTGTTCCGTGATTTCGCTGTGCCTGTGGGCATGGATAGAGACCTTGCTATTCACATCATCATGCGGGAGCACGGTCTCGCACCCCTTTACCGGCCTGACCCGTATTGGATGGTGGACGCTATCCGGTATTGGGTGCAAGAGAGTATGCCCATCTGGGAAAAGCTCTACAGCACTACGCAGCTGAAATACAATCCCATCTGGAACACGGACGTGCAGGAGCGCACCACCGACGTCCGTACTACCGACCGCGACACCACGCAGGACAGAACCGCCGTCAATCGCGGCAAGAGCGGCCAGACCGTTGGGCAGGTGACGACCGGAGACTATCACGAAACCGGCAGCACTGAACTGCACGACGAAACTGCCGGAACCGGGCACACTGAGACCGAAGGAAAGTCTATCACAGACGATACCAGCACCACCACGACCACAAATAAAACGGACGTGGCAGGCACGGACAAAAAGACCACGGAAAGCACAAAGAAACTTGACCAGACTGTGACCCGCGATATTTCCCCTGAAAACGCGCCGGACTACCAGCCCGACGACCAGACGCACACCGTGGCAGAGGAAACCTTTAAGAGCACCGAAAACGGTGAGCATAAAGAAACTACCGATTTTGTCGGAACGTCTACCACCGTCGCCAATTCGACCACCAACACCACCGGCACATCTGACACGGAGACCCACGGACACGAAGACCAGACCACCGGAAGCCAGACGGACGGCACGACCAAAGGCACGACCGACACAAAAACGCAGGCCCACGATATCCGGCACGAAGATGCCAAAGAGGTGGGCAAAGAGAAGGTCACAGACATGTACAACCATGGCTGGATTAAACAGGGTAATATCGGCGTTACCACCACTCAACAGATGATTAACGCGGAGCGCGAAACCGTCCTGTTTGACGTGTACATAGCAATCGCCAACGACTACCACGCAAAGTTTTGCTTGGATGTGTACTAAGGGGGCGATACCGTGGACGCAATTATTGCCGCCCTTGTATCTGGAATTGTGACCCTTGCGGGTGTCCTGATTGCTAACGGCAAATCGCAGGCCGTCACCGACGTGAAGATTGAAGAGCTGACCCGGGAAGTCCGCAAGCACAATTCCTTTGCTGAAAAAATCCCCGTCATCGAGGAGCAAATCAAAGTCGCAAATCATCGCATTGATGATTTGGAACATATCAACCAACTGAAAGGAGAAAAACCATGAACGACCTTCACATTTCCGCAGGAACCATTGCCCGCACCCTTGTCCTTGTTCTTGCCATCGTCAACCAGATTCTGAGCGCGTGCGGCAAAAGCCCCCTGCCCATCGAATCGGAAACGCTTGAACAGCTGGTAACGGCTGGGTTCACCACCGTTGCGGCCTTGATTGCATGGTGGAAGAACAACAGTTTCACCACCAACGCGCTCAAGGCTGACGCTCTGCTTGCGCAGCTGAACGGCAAACACTAACTGACCGACCCCGCGCAAGCGGGGGATTTTATGAAAGGAGTAGCTTTTATGGCTGACGAAACGAAGAACACCGATATCAGCACCCCGTTTCTTTTCCAGACATCGCCCCCGTATGCTGCACCCGGCGATCACTACCAGTACGATTTGTATTGGCTGGTGAACCAACTCAAGCAGGCCCTGACCAACACGGAAACTTTGCGACTGCATGACATCGGACAGGATACCCGCCTTGATGGTCTGGATATCTTAACGGCACAGCTGAAAGATGCAACTTGCCAGCTGTTCGCAAAGCTGAAAGCGGGCGACTTTACCAAAGACACGTTTATTGAATGGGTCAATACCAATATGACCGATATCATCCATCAGATGGTGCGGTTCGTGTTCTTTGGCCTTGACGACGACGGGCATTTTGTCGCCTATATCCCCGCAAGCTGGGACTTCCTGCATTTTGATACCCTGCTTGACCCCGATAAACCGGGCTATGGGCATTTGGTCGTTTACTACTAAGAAAGGAGCATTCTATTATGGCAAACTGCAACTGCAATGACTTCCCCATTTCTTGCGCACCCCACGCGCCGGGCGGTGACTGCTGCCACCCGCACGGATGCCCCCCGCATCCGCACCCGTGTCCCCCGTTCAAGGGCGGCACGAGTATGTACATCGGTGCAAGGTATGTCCCGATTTTTGCCGACCCTGTGGAGTGGGACGACGAACGCGAATATGAACCGCTGACCATTGTGACCCATAACGGCGACTGTTACACGTCTAAGTGCTATGTGCCGAAGGGTGCACAGCTGCCCCCGTACCCGGAAGGGCAGACGAAGTACTGGGTCAAAACTTCCGACTATAACGGGCAGTTCGCTGACCTGAAGAAAACCGTGCTTGACCTGTCCCGACTGGTTGAACAGTTCCAGAAGGATAACAAGGATTTCACCGACTTGATTAACGGCTGGAACGAAAAGGTGCAGCAGTGGGAGACCGAAATGACGGCATGGGGCGAACGCCTTGACACTGTTGAATCCCACGTTACCGACCTGACCAACAGCCTGAACGCCGAAATCGACCGCGCAAAGGCGGCAGAGCAGGCAAACGCCGCTGCTATCGCCAAAGAGACCGCCGACCGCCAGCAGGCTATTTCTGAGCTTGACGCGGCCTATAAGGCAGCAGATACCGCGCTGAGTGACCGCATCACCGCCAACAAGACCGACATTGATGCCCTGAAAGCTGAACAGGCCATTCAGAACACCAATATCAGCAAAAACGCGAAAAACATTTCTGACAACGCGGCAGAAATCGCAAAGCATGCTGCCCGCCTTACCAGCCTTGAAAGCAATGCATCTGACTGGGACGACGCTTTCCCCGACACGACCATTGCGCAGGAAGTGCAGAAGGAAGAGCTTGCACGCGCCAACGCTGATACTGCCCTGAACGGACGTTGCGATACTATCGCGGCGGACGTGGAAGAGGTTCGAGACATCGCAAACCATAAAGTAGACCAAACTGCTTTTAACGCAGCGGAAGCTAAGAATGTGAAATATCTTGATGCTGACCGCCACTATCTCGAAACCTTTCTGTTGGAAGCCGCAGGCGGCTCCTTCTCTCACAATTCTTATCTCCTTACCAACAATTCCGACCCCCGTTCGTGGGGGTATATCAAGGCTACAGACATTGCTCTTACATCTGAGACCGACGCGGCACAGGCCGCTGCCGATAAGGCGAATACCACTATCGGTGACTGGGATGCAGAGCACCCGGGCAAGACGATTGCGCAGGAAGTTACCCGCCTGAGTGGTGCCATCCCTGATGTGAGCGGGTTCGTCACTAAAACCACCTATGAACAGGAACAGGCCGCGCAGGATACTAAAATCGCTGCCGCACAGGCTGCTGCCGATAAGGCCAATACCACTATTGGCGACTGGGAGACCGACCACCCGGGCCAGACTATCAGCCAGTGTGCGACCAGCCTTGAAAACGAGACTGCCGCAAACGCTGCCAAAGCTGACGCGAACGCCGCAGTTATCGGTGACTGGAACGCAGAGCACCCCGGCAAGACCATTGCACAGGCGGTAACGGATGTGAGCGGCGCTATCCCTGACGTAAGCGGTTTCGTCACTGAAACGACCTACAATCAGGGACAGGCGGCACAGGATACTAAAATCACTGCCGCTCAGGCTGCTGCCGATAAGGCAAACGCCAGCATTGGTGACTGGGATGCACAGCATCCCGGTAAGACGATTGCGCAGGCAATTTCTAACGCCGTGTATCTTACTAAAGGACGGTATCTTTGTCTTATCACACCGCTGATAGGTTCCTCTATTTTCCCCGAAGTAGGCGAAAATTTCACCTTTCCGTGGAGTAGCTTACCGGGAATGATTTCCCCCTCTCCTGAACCTGTCAAATCCTATGACCTTGTTGAACCCTATAGCATAGTTATGTCTTATAGTGATACTACGGACGGACATGTTATTTTTAGCGGCTATGTCATCGGTGCCGATGCAAACGGCCTGATTATTCATGTAGATACCAGCACAACGCACAACCCTGACCACACATTTTACTTGAGTTTGACAATCTCTCAAGGCGCTATCAAGCTGAACCGTTGATAATACAAAACAGGAGTTCCTAAAAAGGAAGCCCTGTTTCTTTTATACGACGCATATGTTAATAATCACGGTACAGTATACATGATCGCTTGACTGTCCTAAAGTCCCGTATCCGATTTG